GTTGTATACTGAGAACGAGTTTAACGAGAAGTTAAGCCAGAAGTTGGCAGAGATCATGGCAGTGGCCATCGATACATCAAAGACCGCCGTAATGATTGAGAGACAGGCTTGCTCGGACATGGTGAAGGAAGCAGGACACCTTGATTTGGCTGAATCGATTCTGAACCGTATACCAACACAGAGACAATGATAGAGAAGATCAAGACGTATAACGCCAAAATGAGGGGTGAAGTACGCAACAGAAGGCTTGAAGTTGTAGTTGATTTTATTTACAAATGCACCCACTGTGGTACAATATGGAGAACTAAAGATGACACAAAAGCTCACAACTGCCGCGAAAAAGACGCCTGCGACCAAAAAAGTTGCTAAGAAAGTCACCGCGCAAAAGGTAGTGAAGACCAAAGCTGAGAACCAAATCGCGCCGCGGATGCCAAGGCTAGAAGAAATCCCAGACAAAGACTGGATGAACTGGGTGGAATACGCCCAGGCCAAGCTCAGATACCTGGAGAACAAGGTAGCGTCGCTGACAGAAGAATTGGCCGCCCAGAAAGCCTCAAACAAGCGCCTGAACGACAGATTCATGCAGGGATAGCAAATCCCAAGGGATTAAGTTAAACTAAAGCCAGTGCATAAGACTTTTAAAGGATAAGGGAATGCCTGACACAAAACAACCAAAACCAATGGGTCGGCCATCAATTTACTCCGATCACATTGCTCAAATCATCTGTCTGCGTATATCCGAAGGGGAAAGTCTAAGGACAATTACTCAAGATGAAGAAATGCCAGATAGGGCTACGATTTACCGTTGGTTGATGAAAAATGAAGAGTTCTGCAACCAATACGCACGCGCTCGTGAGGAACAAGCCGATACTTTGGCTGATGAAATCCTAGCAATTGCTGACGAAACACCCGAAATGAACCCGATTATCGATAAGCGGACGGGGGAGTTGATTGAGATGCAGATGCACAGCGCCTATGTCCAATGGCAGAAAAACCGCATAGATGCCCGTAAATGGACCGCCATGAAGCTCAGGCCGAAAAAGTACGGGGAAATGGTCAGGCAGAACATTGAAGATAAGCAGGGTGAGATTGTGGACGTCACAGCGCGTGAGGTGCTGACCAAGCTGATCCAGAATGTGGAAATGAAACGCCAGCTACAAAATGCAGGTTGATTTCCTTCAAGACATCAAAGTAACGCTCGAAGACCCAGAAATCCAAGGTCACTTGGACAAGCTTTCGCCTGTTGATCTGGCCGTGTTCAATTGGAGAATGAGTTGGCTGGCCACAGCTCATGACCATCAAATCATGCCGCCAGGTGATTGGTGGAGCATTTGGGCAGTGATTGCGGGTCGAGGTGCAGGCAAGACCAGATTGGCCGCAGAAACGATTGGCTGGCTCGCATGGAGTCAACCCAAGACTCGGTGGCTGGTGGCCGCTCCAACTAGCGCAGACGTCAGGGGCACTTGCTATGAAGGTGACTCAGGTTTGCTTTCTGTCATACCATCTGTACTAATAAAGGATTACAACAAATCCATCAGCCAGATCCAGTTGATCAATGAGTCGCTGATCATTGGCATCCCAGCGTCAGAGCCCTCACGTTTCAGGGGCCCGCAATTTCACGGAGCTTGGACCGATGAGTTGGCCGCATGGGATTACATCACAGAGGCTTGGGACCAGATTCAGTTCGGTGTGCGTTTGGGCAAGCGGACCATGATCATTGCGACCACAACGCCCCAGCCAAAGGACCTCATCGTTGACTTGGTGGGCAGGGATGGAGACGACGTGGTGCTGACCACAGCCTCGACCTATGCCAACATCGACAACTTGGCCCCCAGCTTTAAGAAGCAGATTCTCAGCTATGAGGGTACCAAGCTTGGCCGCCAAGAGATTCATGCGGAGATTCTGGACCCTGAAGACACGGGTATCATTAAGCGCAAGATGTTCAAGCTCTGGCCAAATGGACGGGAGTTCCCCAAGTTCGAGTATATCCTACAGTCTTACGATTGCGCCTTCACTGACAAGACTGTCAACGATGCCACAGCCTCCATTACTTTTGGAGTGTTCAAGCCCACAGACGGGCCTATGAGCGTGATGGTGATCGACTGCTGGCAAGACAGGCTCCAGTACCCAGATCTGCGCCCAAAGGTCAAAGAAGAGTTTGAGGTTGCCTTTGGTGAAGGAAAGAACAAGAAGCGGGTTGATTTGATTCTAGTGGAGGACAAAGCGGCGGGTATCAGTCTTATACAAGACTTGAGGAGGGCGCATTTGCCTGTGCATAGCTATAACCCTGGCCGAGCAGATAAGGTCCAACGCCTGAGCATTGTCTCCAACATCATTGCCCATGGCCGCGTATGGATACCTGAAAGCGCCAACAACAAGGGATTTGTGAAGGACTGGGCCGAGGGCATGGTCAGCCAGATCTGCTCGTTCCCTGAGTCAGCCCATGACGACTATGTGGACGCCATGACCCAAGCGCTGAGGTATTTGAGGGATAGCGGATGGTTGGATATTGACGGACCAGCACCAGAGCCTTATGACGAAGAGGACTTTGCGGACAGCGGACGGTCAAGGAAGCGTGGTAATCCATATGCTCAGTAAGCTAGACCCAAGGACAAAACCCAGTCATAATGTGGGCATTCCCACCCTACGAGGTCAGAATGGCTGATAACTCCGCACTCGATTGGCTCAGAGCACAAGCCAACCAACCCAATGAACCGTTTGATCCAATTGGTAACTTGAAACGCAATGTTCAGGGTGCATTGTCTACTGTGGCGGCTGTGCCAGGCAACATTCAGCGTTTGGTTACTGACCCCAGCGAATACATTAAAAACCTGCCAGCACCTACCATGGAGCAGATGGCTGGAGCGTTTAACCCTTCTCACGTTGGTTCTGGCATGGCTGGGGTGATTAAGCCTAAAGGTGGCAATTGGCTAAACGGTAATGTTGAGAAGGCTTTAGAAGGTTTAAAGCAATCCGATCTTATAAAGAATGTCAGATATTTTCATGGCCCAGAATTTGAAAAAGCCAGAGAAGCTAGGATTGAAAACTTAAAGCAAAAAGGTGATGAAGCAAGTTTGCGTATTGCCCAACATCTTGAGAACAATCGAGAAGCTGATATACCCAAGGGAGCACTTAATCAGTGGATTGATAAGAATCTGACCAATTACGTTAAGAAAGAAATGGGTACACCTGAAGACCCAGTGCGTAAGTTGGCAGAGCAAGGTATTACTCATATGCCTGCCAATGAAATTGATTTTGCCAATACATTCTTGCCAAAAGAACTTGGAGTAAAGCGTATGTTTGCAGGTTTTAATCCTAGTGATTTTGGGGTGTCAAATACCGCCAAAGGTTGGGAAAGGATTGCCGATGAGATGCTGAATGTTGGAACAGCAGGGCAACATACAAGGCCGTTGACACCCACAGAAATTCGTCAAGGTTACCAGTCAACGGTAACTGACAATCCTTGGTTGACAAAACTTGATCCTAGCACGCCAGTCTACTATCCTGAAAACATGGATTCAATGTCAAGAGACCTTGGTTTTGACCACATTATGGATGTTCTCAAACAAGACTTAGAAAGTGGTCGCCTACGCCCTGAAAGCCTAAAGAATGTCAGCATGGAGCAGGCTGTGCGTCGTGCGTATGAGTACGACCAAGAGATGGCTAAGAAGATGGCTGAAGCTCAGATCAAGATGACTGAGGGTATGCCAACGGTTAAAGAGTATCCAACTGGCCACAAGTGGATTGAGTTGGCTAAACCTGACTTAAAAGAATTACCAGAAGATTATCAAATAAAATATACATCACAGAATACTCCTTATCTTGTAGATCCAAACGGAAACAATATTGGATATATGCAAGAAGGAAAAGAGCACAAACAATCTTTAGATAGACTTGCTGAAAACAAACTAGCTGATGCCCTAAAGTACGAAGGCGATACGATGGGCCATTGCGTTGGTGGCTATTGCCCTGATGTTATTTCTGGTCAGTCACGCATCTTTAGTTTAAGGGATTCCAAGGGTGAACCTCATGTGACTATTGAGACAGAGCCATCAAGTTTTGTATTTAGCGATATTCGCAATGCAGTAGGTGATGATCGCGCCAATGAAATGCTTGATCGTGGTCTTGACTTACAAGCCATGGCAAAAGAAATTGGATTTGTTCCTGATAAACAAAATATAGTTCAAATCAAAGGCAAACAAAACAAAGCCCCCAACGAACAATACCTCCCTTTTGTTCAAGACTTTGTAAAGTCAGGCAACTGGGGTAGTGTTGGTGATTTACAAAATACTGGATTAAATAAAGTTGGAAATCAATATTTAACTACAGAAGAGTTGAAGCCTAAAGTTGATGAAGCCAAAACTTTTTTAGATACACATCCTGCGTTTGAAACACATCGACAAGCTGATAGTGACCCAAATCTTCTACTTCATCCAGAAGTTCCATATGCTTTGAATGAAATGAAGGCGGTCTTGAATAATCCAGAAGAATATGACAAAGATACTTTGCCTAGTGCATTAAACAGCGTAGAAAAGCTTCGTGGAATATACGGAGATGCCCCACAACCTCCAATTGACTTGGGCACAGTAGGCGGAACGCCAAGCATGAAGAAGGGTGGAGCTGTGCGTAAATATGCAAAAGGTGGTGAAGTGACCATCGATCCACCTCCAGTCAGCGACGTGAGCGACATTACTGAAGACTTGTCCAAGCCTTACTTTGGGAACCCTCACCTTCAGGCACAAGGTCAAACAGCGCTTGCAAACGCGGAACAACGCTCTCCATTAACACTGGCTGACCCCAAGACATATGCGGCTATACGCACTGCTCTTAGCGTTCCTGTGAACACTGCTAATCTATTGGCTGGTGGTGTTAAAGCAGTGGGGCAGAGCATTCCTGAAGCAATCAGAACTGGCCAAGCGCCTGCACCATTGGCTGAGGATATTGCGGCCAAGTACTTTAAAGAAAACCCTGGGATGCAACCCAACACGCCTATGTCCCAGGAATATGCGGAAAAGATTGAAGACCTTATGGATAAGGCTCACTTGCCACCAGTCATTGGTGACTTGTTGTTTGCAGGTAAAGCAAACGAAGCTTTTGCTCCAGTTAAAACAATGGCCGCCGATTATCTTCGTGCAAATCCACCATCAGTTGGCCTGGCCATGAAGGGCGTTGACAAGCTTGAGGACGTAATCAAACCAGAAGACAGGATTCAAGTTAAGCCAGCAGAAGAACCTGCCGCAAAGCCATCAAAAACTCTTTCTCAAGCCATTCAAGATAAAACCAATGGTATACACACGCCTTCAGATATTGATGAGCCTCCTGTTGGTTTAATCAAGTCAAGAGTTAATCATGAAGATGTTGGAGTCCAGCCAGAGGTTTTGGACCAGCCAGTGACCATTGATATGAAGAAGGGTGACTTGACCCAGCATAATCTTTTGACCACCAGGGAAGAGCGTGAGACTGCACAGCGCACAGTGTTAAGCCAAGAAGAAAAGGACATTATCAGAGACGGTGCCAAAGCTTCTGGCGTTCCAATGTCCGAGATTGAGGCTAAGGTTCGCAAGCATAAGTCAGACAACCCAACCGTTGGCGATGAGCCATGGGCACCGTTGCAAGTGAGCAGAATTGTTCCCAATCCTAAAAAAGCTGGAGACTATGACATTGAATACAAGACTGTTCCATACAGTTTTGAGCGTGATGCCAATGACAACTTGATCAAGCCCAACACGCCTGAATACGATACGCACACCCAGACTTTGGCTGAAAAGCTCAAGGATGAAGTCAGGCAAATTTATGACCGATTCAAAGGTGGAGATGAGGCCGCAGGTAGCATCATTCGCCAGGCTGGTTGGTACAAAGAGATGAGGTCTCGCCTTCGCCAAGAATTTGGGGGGCTTGGAGATACGTTTGCTGACTTACTGGGTGCAACTTCTCCGAATACTCCCGTGCGCGAGAATTGGAAGAATGCTGTTGACTTACTTCGCAAAGCCAGTGCAGGCGAGTTTGATCACTTGGTCCCACAGTGGGAAAATTGGTATGACAATCTCAATACGCTAGAAAAGAAGGCTCAAGACATATTTGATGCCAAGTATGCTGAAGGAAAAACCAAGAAGGCTATCAAAGAAGATCCAGAATTCATGGATGTCATGAAGCAACTCAAGGAGGCGAGAGAGTTTCCTGATGAACTGTTGCCGCTTAAAGACACTGGAGCCAAGTACGGATTTAATGGCCAAAACGCTGTTCGCGCATTGTTGGACTTGTTCCGAGTGGTTAAAAATCCAAATGCTGACATTGGTATTGGCGCGACTGCCCCCAAAGCAATTACATTCTCTGGGAACCTGATTGGATTTAAAGATAGGGCTACGATTGACGTATGGGCCGCTCGCTTGCTCCAAAGGTTAGCAGGTAAGATCAGGGTACCATCCATGGCTGAAAGCGGCGTAAACGGCGCTATGTTGCCCGATGGAACGACCACTGGACAATTTGGCTTGGGACAAGACGTCTTCCACAAAGCTGTGGACATGATCCGAAATGATCCTGAGATGTCTAAGCTGGATGTGCTCAAGAACATATCAGATGATGATTTGCAAGCTTTGGTATGGTTTAAAGAGAAAGAACTTTGGACCAAAAAGAACTGGACCTCCTCCGCTGGTGAAGGTGGATCATTCGAGCAAGAGGCTGACTTGGCTGGTATTAAAAACCAAGAAGAAGTCAACCGCCTTAGAAAGATGATTGATACCAGCGTATCGGTGACCAAAGACGTTAAAGATGCCGCTCAGCAAGTACTTGATCATGTTGAAGACTTGAGAACACTTAAGAAAGTTGCCAAGGATGACTTGACAGCACAAGACATGGCTGAAATCGATAAGCAAATTAAAGACTTAAACGAAGACAGGCCCAAGCTCAAAGCCATTCTTGCCAAGCCAACTGTTGAGGAGTTAAAAGAAATCAAGAAGGGTGCGGCACAAGAGTTGAGCCAGATGTCCAGACCTTTGGAGCGATTCCAAGCAGGTATCAGCCCACAACGTCCCGAGTTTGTTCCCACCAATGAAGACATGGCCAGCATTGGCAATGACCTCAAAGACGCAATCCATACTGATGACAACAAAGCCAGCGTGATGGGAAGTAAAGTATTGTCCACTGAAGGACGATATGGCGACCCTGAAAGATCAATTGACCTCGAGGCAGTGGTGAGGGATGGATTCAATCCCAACCCATTGCTCAAAGAGTTGGTGTCCAAAGCACAGAAGTATGACCAGGACAGCACATTTTTGTCTCGGGTATTGAGGCATGATGAAGCGCCTGATCCATTGATTCATCGCCCAGGTGTTGAAATCTATTTCAAAGACTCAAAAGCTGTGGATAAATTACAACCAATGCTGGATGAGCTGGCCAAAGAGGGCATTAACTTTTATACTGTGGTTGTTGATGGTCGTAGAAGCACTAAAGCAATGCAGGGGTTTATGCCGCCTGCTGTTGGCGTTCGTTTCCAGCTTGTACCTGAGTTTGAACAACGGTATGGTATGTTTGATTGGTCCAAGTTGACCGATGAGGAAATTGCCGCCAAAGTTGAGAGTGAAGCCGACCAGATGGACAAACTTGCCGCGAGAGTGGCAAAGGCAATTCCTGGCGTCAGTGATGCTCAACAGTTTTGGTATGACACAGAAGTTCTATTCAAGAACCAATATCAGGAGAAATTAAATGCCATTGAAAACGCAAACAGAGCGCCTAGCGGAAAAAATCCCCAAGCTGGAGCAAGAGTTTGGAGCGGACAACCCATACGTTCAGGGGTTGAAGCGGCAACTCGTTGGTCATCAGAGGCAGGTGGCGAGGAAGCAAATGTTCAACATGGGAACGATGAGCGCCCCCAAGAAGTAAAGCCTGAAGTCAATCGAATTGACATGAACTTCAAGGATGTGACCAAACGCATCCCTGAACTGACTGAGGCCGCAAAGAAAGTGGCCAACGGCACCATGACCAGAGAAGAGTACTCTGACCTGGTAGACAAGTACAAACCCATTACACCGTTCTCATTTGTTCCCAAACCCGCAAGTGTTGATGAGGCCATGTCAGCACTCACTGCCAACAAAAAGCCAATGTATGGCAAGACTTCTGAAATTCCAAAGGGTGAAGTTGTTGATGGCCGCCTAGATATTCCTGCATACAAAGACCACGGTGTCTGGGTTAATTCTGTTCACCGTAAGGGTGAGCCAACAGTGTATGGCAACGTCACATACCTCAAGAATGGCCAAATGATTCCTGAGCCTGAGAAAGCTCTTAAAGTAGCCCAGGGCGGCCCTAAAGCGCCGTTTGCCGTGATTCGTGGTGAGTGGGAGCCTATTGGTGAGAAACCTGCAATTAAAATGGCTCAAAAGGCTTTAAACAGCCCAGATTGGGTTCAAGCTGGATATGATCCAGAACGCCATGGTTTTTACTACAACCGCAAAACCAAAGAACCAATCACTCACTTTGATGAGTCACTGCAAATTGGACCGTTGGTTTTAGTTAAAGGCGCAAAGAATTTGTCTAAGCCTGGTGAATTTAAGTATAAAAAAGGCGGCGCAGTTCACATTTCCAATGATCGCAATACGATGTGGATAGACATCCAAAACAGAAAGTTTAAAGGAAAATAATCATGGCAACACAAATGCCTATCGAGCAGGACTATGGACGTTTCATTGATGGCGTATCAGAGCCAGATGATGATGGTAATGTAATGGTCGAGTTGCCGCCTGAAAGCTCAGACATCATTGAGATGGATGATGGTTCTGCCGTTGTCAGCTTTGGAGATGATCTTGAAGGTCCCATGGAGGACGAAGACTTCTATCAGAACCTGGCTGAAGTATTTGATCCCTATGATTTGGACAATATCGCTAGGCGCTACCTTGACTTGATTGAGAACGACAAGCAAAGCCGTGAAGAGCGGGACAAGAAGTATGAAGAGGGCCTAAAGAGGACTGGCTTGGGCAACGATGCGCCAGGGGGCGCCAACTTTATGGGTGCCAGTAAGGTGGTCCATCCTGTCATGGCTGAGGCTTGCGTGGACTTTGCATCCCGCGCCATTAAAGAGTTGTTTCCACCAGATGGCCCCACCAGAACTAAGATTCTTGGTGATGTGGACGAAGACAAGGTCAAGGTTGCCGAGCGTAAGCGCGATTGGATGAACTGGCAATTGACAGAGCAGATTGAGGAGTTCCGCGACGAACAAGAGCAGTTGTTGACCCAACTTCCTCTTGGCGGCTCCCAATACATGAAACTATGGTACGACGAGAACAAAAAGCGCCCATGCGCTGAGTTTGTGCCTATTGACAAAATCTATCTGCCCTTTGAGGCGGCAAACTTCTACACATCACAGCGTGTGACTGAAGTCAATACCATCTCCAACTTTGAGTTCCAAAACCGTGTTCGCTCAGGCTTGTACCGCGACATCAGTTTGATTCGCGCGTTTGTTGAGCCAGAAATGAGCCACGCAGAGAAGGCCAATACAAAGATTGAAGGCAAGCGCTTTGAGGAGAACGAGGACGGCGTCAGAGACGTCTATCACATCTACACATGGCTAGAGCAGGACGAAGACAAGAGAACCAAGGGTAAGTCAGCCCCATACAT